GCGCGCTACATCTTCCTCGACGAGGTCGATGCCTATCCGGCCTCGGCCGACGAGGAAGGCGACCCGGTGACCTTGGCTGAGGCACGGTCGCTGACCTTCGCCCACCGGCGCAAGGTGTTCCTGATCTCGACGCCGACGATCCGGGGGCTCAGCCGCATCGAGCGCGAGTTCGAGGCGTCCGACCAGCGGCGCTACTTCGTCCCGTGCCCGCATTGCGGGGCGATGCAGTGGATGAAGTTCGATCGGCTGCGCTGGCAGAAGGGCAAGCCGGAGACGGCGGAGTATCTCTGCGAGAGCTGCGATCAACCCATCGCGGAGCACCACAAGACGGCGATGCTGGAGCGCGGCGAATGGCGGGCGACCGCTGTCGCCGCTGATCCCACCACGGTCGGCTACCACCTCTCGGCGCTCTATTCGCCTGTCGGCTGGCTCAGCTGGTCACGGATTGTGCGCAGCTGGGAGGCGGCGCAAGGCTCCGACGAGGCGATCAAGGCGTTCCGCAACACCATTCTCGGCGAGACATGGGTCGAAACCGGCGAGGCGCCGGACTGGCAGCGGCTCTACGATCGACGAGAGGCGTGGCGGCCAGGCACGGTGCCAGCGGGCGGGCTGTTCCTGACTGCGGGCGCGGATGTCCAGAAGGACCGGATCGAGATCGATGTCTGGGCCTGGGGCCGTGGGCTCGAAAGCTGGCTCGTCGATCACTTGGTGATCGAGGGCGGGCCCGACCGGCACGACGCGTGGTCGGAGTTGACCGCGCTGCTGGACCGAAGCTGGCCCCACGAGCGCGGCGCGCACCTGCGGATCGCGCGGCTTGCCATCGACACCGGCTACGAGGCCTCGTCGGTCTATTCCTGGTCGCGGGCGCAGGGGTTTGCGCAGGTCGCGCCGGTGAAGGGCGTCGAGGGGTTCAACCGCTCGAGCCCGGTCTCGGGTCCGACCTTCGTCGACGCGACCGAGGGCGGCCGCCGCCTGCGTCGCGGCGCCCGGCTCTGGACGGTGGCGGTCTCGACCTTCAAGGCCGAAACCTACCGCTTCCTGCGGCTGGAGCGCCCGACGGCCGAGGAACGTGACGAGGGCGCGGCGTTCCCGCCCGGCACGATCCACCTGCCGACATGGGTCGAGAGCGAGTGGCTGAAGCAGGTCGTGGCTGAGCAGCTTGTGACGGTGCGCACGAAGCGCGGCTTCGCCCGGCTGGAATGGCAAAAGCTGCGCGAACGCAACGAGGCGCTGGATTGCCGGGTCTACGCCCGCGCCGCCGCCTGGATCGCGGGCGCGGACCGCTGGACGGACGAGAAATGGCGCGACCTTGAGGATCAGCTCGGGGCGGCCCCCATCGACACCGATCCCGCGGGACAGATCAACCGGCCGGGACAGGCCCCGCAGGGCAAGCGCCGCTCCGACTGGCTCGGGCGGCGCGGAGGATGGTTTTGAACATGACCGACTGGACGGAAACCGAGCTCTCGGCACTGCGCCGGGCCTATGCCAGCGGCACGACCCGGGTCAGCTATGACGGCAAGTCGGTGGACTACGGCTCGGCCGAGGACCTGCTCGCCCGTATCCGGACCATCGAGCGCGCCATCGCGGGCACCACTCGGCCGCTGCCAGTGGCCGGGCTTGCGGGCTTCTCGCGCGGGGATCGCTGATGCCCGCAAACTGGTTCGACCACGCCATCGCCTCGGTCGCCCCGCGCATGGCGGCCCGGCGCGTGCTGGCGCGGCAGGCCTTCGAGACCCTGACGCGCGGCTATGACGGCGCGTCCAAGGGGCGGCGCACGGACGGGTGGCGCGCACCGGGATCCTCGGCCGACACCGAGATCGGCGTGGCCGGGGCGCTCTTGCGCGACCGGATGCGCGATCTGGTGCGCAACAACCCGCATGCGGCGAAGGCCGTGGCGGTGCTGGTGAACAACATCGTCGGTTCGGGCATCATGCCCCGTGCGGCCAGCGGTGATGACAAGTTGGACCGCAAGGTCGATGCACTGTTCGAACGGTGGGCGGCGGATTGCGATGCCGATGGCCAGCTCGATTTCTACGGGCTTCAGACGCTGATCTGCCGGGAAATGGTTGAGGCGGGCGAGGTTTTGGTGCGGCGCAGGTTGCGCCGGTCGTCGGACGGTTTGCCAGTGCCGCTGCAGTTGCAAGTGCTGGAGGCTGACTTTCTCGACGCCACCAAGTCCAGCAATGTCGGCGCGGGCCGCATCGTGCAAGGCATCGAGTTCGACCCAGTGGGCAAACGCCGGGCTTACTGGTTGCACTCGGAACACCCGGGCGACGCGCATGGTGCCTTGCGCGGCGGGTTTGACAGCCGCCCGGTCCCGGCGAGCGAGATCGCCCACGTCTACGAGAAGCAGCGCACGCAGGCGCGCGGCGTTCCCTGGGGTGCGCCGGTGATCCGCAGCTTGCGGGATCTCGACGATTACGAGGTGGCGGAACTCGTGCGCAAGAAGACCGAGGCCTGCGTCACCGCCATCGTCTTCGGCGACGACGAGGCGCAACAGGGCATCGCGCCGTCCGTGGTCGATGCCGACGGCAACCGGGTCGAGCAGTTCGAGCCGGGACTGATCGCCTATGCCCGCGGCGGCAAGGACATCCGCTTCAACCAGCCCTCGGCCACCGGCGGCTACGGCGAATACAAGCGGGCCAGCCTGCACACGATCTCGGCCGGGTTCCGGGTGCCCTACGAGTTGCTCACCGGGGACCTGTCCCAGGTGAACTACTCCTCGATCCGGGCGGGGCTCGTGGAGTTCCGCCGCCAGATCGACGCCGTCCAGTGGCAGCTGTTCATCCCGATGTTCTGCGCCCCAGTCTGGCGGTGGTTCACGGAAGCCGCGTGGGCGGCGGGCCAGATCCCGTCGCCGACCGTGCCGGTCGAGTGGTCGCCGCCGAAGTTCGAGGCGGTCGATCCGCAGAAGGACGCGATGGCGAACCTGCTGTCGATCCGTTCGGGCACCATGACTCTGGCCGAGGTGATCGCCCGGCAGGGGCGGAACCCCGACGCGGTGCTGGCCGAGATAGCGGCGACCAACGCCAAGCTCGACGCGCTGGGGCTGGTGCTCGACAGCGACCCACGCCGCGTCACCAAGACCGGCAGCGCGCAGACGAGCGATCCGGCGACCGATCCGGCCGACGACGAGCCGGACACCGACGACCCGGCCGCCGAAGCGGATGAAACCGACTCGGCGCAGGCCGACCAACAGGACTGACCTTCATGGACACGATGATCGAACTGCCGGCCATGCGCCGGTCGGCGGAGCTTGCGCCGAATACGGCCGATGCCGACAGCCGCACCGTCGAGGTGGTCTGGTCGGCCGGGGCCCGCGTCCGCCGCGCAACCTTCTTCGGCGAGCCCTATGACGAGGAGCTGAGCCTCGACCCGGCCCATGTCCGTCTCGACCGGCTGAACGCGGGCGCGCCGTTCCTGAAGGTGCACGAGCTCGACACGCTCGACGCGGTGATCGGCTCTGTCGTCCCCGGTTCCGCCCGAATCGAGAACGGCCGGGGCATCGCCTTGGTGCGGATCAGCGAGCGCGCCGACGTCGAGCCGATCTGGCGCGACATCCAGGCCGGGCACATCCGTGCGGTCTCGATCGGCTACCAGGTCCACCGCTTCGAGGTCTCCAAACCCGAGGCCGCGCGCGAGCTTTGGCGCGCGGTGGACTGGACACCGTTCGAGGTCTCCGCCGTCGCGGTCGGCGCCGACCCCGCCGCGGTCTTCCGCGCTTATACCCCGCTTCACGACTGCGTCCTCCACCGCCGGGACGCCCCTTCAATCACGAAAGGACCGATCCCGATGACGGACAAGACCGAAACCCCGGCGAGCGACGCCGCAACCCCCGCCACCACCCAGCCGACCGAGCCGGTCGAAACCGAGGACACCCCCATGACCGAGCCGAAAGCGGCTGCGCCCGACCCGAAGGTCGCGGCCAGCGAACCGAAGGTCCACGCAAGTGAAACGCGCAGCCAGCCGAAGACGCAGGCAACGCCCGCGCCCGACACCGAGGCGGTCGCCACCCGCGCCCGCGAGGCCGAGCGCGATCGCGTCTCCACCATCTACGATCTGGCCGGGCGGCTGAACCTCGAGCGCGGCTTCGCCGAGGATCTGGTCAAGCGCGGCGTCAGCGTCGACGAGTCCCGCCGCCTGATCCTCGATCAGGTCGCCGCCAAGTCCGACGAGACCCGGACCTTCCCCCATGTCTCCGTCCCGCTCGGCGGCCGGGACGAGCGCATCACCCGCCGCGACGCCGTGGCGAACGCGCTGCTGCACCGCTACAGCCCGACGCTGTTCCAGCTGGAGGACGCCGCGCGCCAGTACCGCGGCATGACCCTGCTGGAGCTCGCCCGCGAAAGCCTCGGCAATGCCGGGGTCAACACCCGCGGTCTGTCGCGCGACGAGGTGGCGACGCGGGCGTTGCACTCGACCTCGGACTTCCCCGAGATCCTGTCGGCCGTCACCAACAAGACGCTGCGGCAGGCCTACGAGGCCTATCCCCGCACCTTCATGCTGTTCTGTCGCCAGGTGCTCGCCACCGACTTCAAGGCCATGCACCGGGTCCAGCTCGGCGAGGCCCCGCAGCTTCTCGAGGTCGGCGAGAGCGGCGAGTTCAAGCGCGGCACGCTCGGCGAGAGCAAGGAGAGCTACAAGGTCAAGACCTATGGCCGGGTGGTCGCCATCACCCGCCAGACGCTGATCAACGACGATCTCGACGCCTTCACGCGCATCCCGGCGATGTACGGCAACTCCATCGCGCAGCTGGAGTCGGACGTAGTCTGGGGCATCATCACTTCGAACCCGGCGATGGCCGACGGCAACGCGCTCTTCCACACCACCCACAAGAACCTCGCGGGCACCGGCGCGGCGCTCGATGTCAGCAGTGTCGGCGCGGCCCGCGCGGCGATGGCCAAGCAGACGGGCCTCGACAAGAAGACGGTGCTGAACGTCCGCCCGGCCTTCCTGATCGTGCCTGCCTCGCTGGAACTGAAGGCCGAGCAGCTGGTCGCCCAGAACCTGGTGCCCGCCGCGACGTCCAGCGTGGTGCCGCAGTCGATCCGCACGCTCGCGCCGATCAGCGAACCGCGCCTCGACGCCGCCAGCGAGACCGCCTGGTATCTGGCGGCCAGCCCGAACCAGATCGACACGATCGAGTACGCCTATCTCGAGGGTCAGCAGGGCGCCTACATCGAAACCCGCAACGGCTTCGACGTCGACGGCGTCGAGATCAAGTGCCGCCTCGACTTCGGCGCCAAGGCCATCGACTGGCGCGGCCTCTACAAGAACCCGGGCGCGTAACCCGCACCCCATCCTGAACCCTGACAGGCGGGCGGTCCAATCGGGCCGCCCTTCGTCTTTCCACGAGGATCCTCCCCATGAAGAACTACATCCAGCCCGGCAACACCATCACCCTCATCGCGCCCTATGCCGTCGCCTCCGGCGATGGCCTGCTCGTCGGCTCCATCTTCGGCATCGCCGCGGGCACCGCCGCCCTCGGCGAGCCCGTCGAGACCGCGCTCGTAGGGGTCTTCGACATCACCAAGGTCGGCTCGCAGGCCTGGACCGTCGGCGCCAAGGTCTATTGGGACGACACCAACAAGCGCTGCACCACGGTCGCGACCGACAACAGTCTCATCGGCGTGGCCATCGAGGCGGTGGCGAGCGGCGCGGGCGACACCATCGGCCGGGTCCGCCTGAACGCGACGTTCTGATGAGCGCCTTCGCCGCCGCCGTGGGCGCGCTCTTCGCCGACCCGAACATCGGCCGGGACGCGGTCTACATCGCCGACGGCGCCGCGCCCGTTCTGGTGCGTGCCGTCGCCCGGCGCGCAGACGCTATCTCCGACTTCGGCGATGCGCGGCTCTGGTCGGAGACCACCCGGATCGACCTGCGCGTGGCCGAGGTGGCGAACCCGCGCCCCGGCGACCGCATCGAGATCGATGGCGCCGCCTTCCTCATCCAGGGCGAGCCTGTCCGCGACCGCGAGCGGCTGGTCTGGACCGTCGATCTGAGACCCGCGTGAAACTGAAGCTCGACATCGATCCTGACATCGTCACGATGATGGCGGCCGAGGTCGCGGCGGGCGAACGTGCCGTCACGGCCGCCATGCGCGAGGCCGGGACCGGGCTGAAGGCCGCATGGCGGTTGCAGATCACCGGCGCGGGGCTGGGCACACGGCTGGCGAACTCGATCCGGAGCCAGAACTTCCCGCGGTCGGGCGAGAGCCTGGACGCCGCGGCGCTGGTCTGGTCGAAGGCCCCGGTCATCGTGGGTGCGCATGACACCGGGCCGCTGATCCGCTCGAAAAACGGGTTCTGGCTCGCCATCCCGCTGGCCGCCGCGGGCAAGTCCCTTCGCGGCGGCCGGATCACGCCCGGTGAATGGGAACGCCGTCGCGGGCTGCGCCTGCGCTTCGTCTATCGCCGGACGGGTCCGAGCCTGCTTGTGGCGGAGGGAAGGCTGAACACGAAGGGACAGGCGGTCGTGTCGCGTTCGAAGACTGGGCGCGGCAAGGTCACCGCGCCGATCTTCCTGCTGGTGCCGCAGGTCAAACTGCCGAAGCGGCTGGACCTCGCACGAGATGCAGACCGGGCGTTGGACAGCGTGCCGGGGCTGATCGTGGGGAACTGGATAGAGGGAAGGATCCGCAAATAGAGAGGTGGCGGTTGCGCACTTGCCTCACGCAAAGTCATGCAGGAGGATGACGCTCAGGAGGCTGAAGATGGCGTTTTTCAAGTGGTTGTTCGGACGAGAGAGATCGAGTTCGGCTCAGTCGCCGAGCTCTGCCAATCGGTGGACGGTCTCAGAGAACGGCAACCCGACGTTGGTCGAGGGTTCGACGCGCATAACGGTCTTTCAGCAGGACCGCGGTTGGAAATACTGCATTGCGGACGTCGGCGATCGGGAAGACCCACACTTCTCCGACGCGTACGCTACCGAAAGGGAGGCGCAAGAAGAAGCGCTGGCCCACTTCCGAGGCGAACCATCTCGCCACCAGTCCCTTTCCGCCTCCGCCACTGAGGATCGTCGGCAGCGCTGGGAAGCGCACATTCAAGAACGCTCGCTTACGATCGAGGAGCTGCAGCGATTTCTCGCGGAGAACAAAGATCTCGGCATCACGGCCCTCCGAAAGCCCGAGGCCAAGATCGCGAGTCATCTGAAGCAACTGGATTGGCAGATCGCAGAATACCGGAACGCCGGTGTTTCAGCGAACCTCATTTCTCTGGCTGAGCGACAGAAACCCGCGCTCGCAAGGCTCGCCGAAGAAGTCGCAGCGAGGATTGAAATCAAACAGGCGAAGCGACCGCCAAAAAGAACGCCGGTGTCGGACAGTCAGTTATCGACCGAGCTTTCTCGGAAAGTCGATGATCTGATCCGACTGTTCGCCGAAACCCCCGTAGTGGATCCGAGTGAGGTGGAAAGGCGATACAGTCGCGCGATGCGTGATGCCACCGCGAAGATGCTCGACGGCGGAACCACTTACGGTCAGGCATCCGGAGCGCCGGAGTTCCTGAGCCAGGACGAGGAATCCTTTCGAGCTTTCATGAAGGAGGCTGATCAGGATCTCGCATGGCAATGCAGCACGGTTTCGGACGCGTTCAAGCGCTATCTCGAAATCGGCGAGACGCCGGCACCTCACTATCCGATGCGTGTGGCCGTGCTTCTCAGCAAGGCCAAGGACCTCGACCGAGAGAAGCAGTTTTTGGCGGCGTGGTGCATGCATTTTCCATCCGGGAACGGCGTGAAATATGCTGCACTCGTTGAAAGAGCGAAGAAGGTAGGCGCAATTCCCGCCTGACGGTGGAACCGGAAGGCTTCGGTTCAGACCGGAACAAAGATCGGTATTCCGATCCAACCTCAGTTTTGTGGTCGCCATGCCCACCCCACGCGAAACCCTCCTCGCCGCGCTGCACGCGCGGCTGTCGGCGCTGCCCGCGACCGCTCTGCGCGGCGAGGTGCTGCCCGAGCGTGTCCCGACCGAGGGGCTGCTGATCCTGCGTGACGGTGAGCCCGGCGAACCAGAGGTGACGTTGTCGCCCCTGCGCTACCATTACCAGCACCGGGCAGAGATCGAGACGGTGGTCCAAGGTGCGGCGCGTGACGCCGCCTTCGACGCGCTGACCGCCAGCATCGGCGCAGCACTCGCCGCCGACCGCACGCTGGGAGGGCTTTGCGACTGGGTTGAGGCCGAGGCTCCGCGCCCGGTCGATCTGCCGGTCGAGGGGGCGGCCAGCCTGAAGGCGGCCGTGATCCCGGTCGTCCTGCACTACACCACGGCCGACCCGCTCGGCTGATCCCGACAACCTGAGGAGACCACCATGGCACGAGCCCAGGGGGCGCGGGCGCTGATGGCGCTTGCGTTCGAGACGACCTATGGAACGCCGCCCGCGAGCGGCTTCACGAAGATGCCCTTCGCCAGCACCTCGCTCGGTGCGGAGCAGCCGCTGCTGAACTCTGAGCTTCTGGGCTACGGTCGCGATCCGCTGGCGCCGATCAAGGACGCGGTGACGGCCGATGGCGATGTCGTCGTGCCACTTGACGCCGAGGCCTTCGGCTTCTGGCTGAAGGCGGCGTTCGGCGCGCCCACGACCACGGGCGCGGAAGCGCCGTACAGCCACGAGTTCCAGTCTGGCTCCTGGACGCTGCCCAGCATGTCGATCGAGACCGGCATGCCGGAGGTGCCGCGGTACGCGATGTATTCCGGCTGCGTGCTCGACCAGATCACCTGGCAGATGCAGCGCTCGGGTCTACTCACGGCCACAGCACGTCTGGCGGCGCAGGGCGAGACAGTGGGCACGACGACCAGCGCCGGCACGCCCGCCGCGCTGGAACTGAAGCGGTTCGGGCATTTCAACGGTGCGATCACCAGGAACGGCTCCGCCCTTGGCAACGTCGTCTCGGCCGACATCACCTACGCGAACAATCTCGACCGGATCGAGACGATCCGGGCGGACGGCCGCATCGACGGCGCGGACCCGTCCATCGCGGCACTGACCGGCTCCATCGAGGTCCGCTTTGCCGACAGCACGCTGGTGACACAGGCGATCAATGGCGAGGCCTGCGAGTTGGAATTCGCCTATGCGCTGCCCTCTGGTGAGAGCTTCACCTTTACCGTGCACGCCGTCTACTTGCCGCGCCCCCGGATCGAGATCTCGGGACCGCAGGGCGTGCAGGCCACTTTCGACTGGCAGGCCGCCCGCGACAGTGTGGTCGGCCGGATGTGCACCGCTACCCTGATCAACGACATCGAGGAATACTGATGCTGACGCTCGACCTGACGAACGCGCCGCGCTGGCATGATCTGGCGCCCGGCGTGCGGGTGCAGCTGCGCCCGCTCACCACGGCGCTGATGGTGGCGACACGCAGCGATCCGGTCATTGAGGCGGTTTCGGAAGAAGCCTTCGACGAGGAGCGTGCCGTCGCCTTCGCCAAGGCGCTGGCGAGGCGGGCGGTGCTCGCCTGGGATGGTATCGGCGATGCCGACGGCAACCCGATCGACCCCAGCCCCGAGGGCATCGACGCGCTGCTCGACATCTGGCCCATCTTCGAGGCCTTCCAGCTGACCTATGTCTCGAAGGGCCTGCTGCTGGAACAGGAAAAAAACGCCTCCGCGCTCTCGCCGAATGGTCCTTCGGTGGGGGCGAGCGCTACTGCCAAGCCTGCACGCAAGCCTGCCCGGACTGCCCGGCGCGGCTGAACCGTCCGGAAACGCCGGAGGGTTGGCAGGTCTGGGACCTAGTCGGACGCCTCGGCGGCCAGCTGCGCGTCCTGCCCGGCGCGGTGATCGGCTGGGACATGTCGGCGGCGCTGGCACTCGGTGACGCCCTTGGCGTGCCGCCGCTCGCCTTGGCCGAACTGCTGCCCGTCATCGAAGCGGTGATGGTCGCCAAGCTCAACGAACAGATGGATCACTCCCATGGCTGAGAAAAAGGTCAGCGTCCGCCTTGCGGCCGTGGGCGGACGGCAGGTGCGCGCCGAGCTGGAAGGTGTCGGCGAAGCCGGATCGCGCGGCTTCGGACGGCTGAGCCGCGAAATGGAAGCGGCTAACGCGAGGCTTGCGGCCTTCTCGCGGCGGGTCCGGGTCGCGGCAGCAGCCGCCGTGGCAGCCGCTGCAGCCGCGGGCGTGGCGATGATCCGGTCCGGTCTGCAGACCGTCGATGCGCAGGCGAAACTCGCGCAGTCGCTCGGCACCACGGTCGCCTCGATCCAGACGCTGGAGCGCGCGGGCGAGTTGGCGGGCGTGTCGATGTCCGGCATCGAACAGGCGACGAAGGACCTGACGCGCCGTCTCAGCCAGGCGGCCGCCGGGACCGGCCCTGCCGCTGATGCGCTGGACCGTCTTGGGCTTTCCGCCAACGAGCTGATCGCGCTGCCGCTGGACCAACGTGTCGGCGCCATCAACGCGGCCATCGAGAACTTTGTGCCCGCCGCCGAGCGCGCGGCGGTCGCGGGGCAGCTCTTCGGCGAGGAAGGCTCCATCGCCATGTCGCGGATCGACACGGCGACGCTGCGCCAGGCGACGGAGGACGTGCTCGCTTTCGGGGTCGTGGTCTCGGAGCAGGATGCGGATCAGATCGAGCGGACGAACGACGCGATTTCACGGCTCGGCCTGATCTGGCGCGGGCTGTCAAACCAGCTGGCGGTTGCCGCGGCACCAGCGCTGGAAGCCGTCGCCAATGCCATGGCGGCGGTCGCCAGCCGCACCGGTCCGCTCGGCATCGCAATCCGTGGTCTCTTTGACAACATCGGTCGCCTGACCACCTATGCCGCGACGTTCGCCGCATTCCTCGGCGGCCGGTGGGTTGCGGGACTGGCAGCAGCGGCGCTGTCGGTGCGGGGCCTCGCAACCGCTCTCGTTGTTCTACGCGGGGCACTTATCCGCACCGGCATTGGTGCGCTGATCGTTGGCGCCGGTGAACTGATCTACCAGTTCACCCAACTTGCGCAAGGAGCCGGTGGTTTCGGCAATGCGATGGCCTTGCTTGGCGATGTCGCCTCGGAGGTCTGGGACCGGATCAAGCTGGGCGGAGAGTCGCTTTCGCTTTCCCTGCAGTCGGTATGGGCTTCCATTCGAGCAGGCTGGCTTTCAGCGCTCCAAAAGATTCAGAAGACCTGGGCGGACTTCCTGCACGCCGTGGCGCGCGGCCTCGACGGCATTCCCGGCATGGAGTCCACCATGCTTGGCGTCTATGGAGCGGCGGTCAGCGCCGGATCTGCCTTCTACGAAACGGCTGGCGCGGCTGCGGAGGCAAGTGCAGAGGCTGACCGGCTCGCGGCTTCTGCGAGGGCAGCAGCAAACGCCGCAGTAGCGCCCCTCAGCTCGATCGAAGCGCTGCGTCAGGCACTATCGCGCGCCAGTGAACCCGACGGTTCTGCGCTGACCGATGCCACGGATGCGGCCGAACGATTCGAAAGCGCCCTCGGCGATGCCGGGCGCGCAGCCACAGAAGCAGGTGCTGCCGCCGGAACGGCGGCTGCCGCAGCGAAGCCCGACACCGAGGCCGCGGTCACCGGGTGGCAGGCGGTGACCGCTGCGCTGAGCGACTATGCCAGCAAGGCACGGGAGATCGGCGGCGATATCGGCCAGAGCCTCGTCAGCGCCTTCCAGTCGGCGGAGAACTCCGTCGGCGAGTTCGTGAAAACGGGCAAGCTCAATTTCACCGACCTCGTCACGTCGCTCATTGCCGATCTCGCCAAGCTCGCGGCACGGCGGTTCATCCTCGGTCCAATCGCGAACGCGCTCGGCGGCATTCTCGGCCAGGCCGGTGGCCTGTTTGCGAGTGTGCTGCACGCGGGCGGCATCGTCGGAACTGCAGGACCGGCACGCATGGTGCCTGCGCTCGCCTTCGCCGCAGCGCCCCGGATGCACTCCGGGGGCGCCGTGGGTCTGCGCCATGATGAGGTGCCCGCGATCCTGCAGCGGGGCGAGCGGGTGCTCTCGCGGCGCGAAGCGCAGAGCTACGGCGCAGGCGGCGGGGTCAACGTCACCATCATGGCCCGCGATGCCGAGAGCTTCCGCCAGTCACGCACACAGGTCGCGGCCGACATCGCCCGCGCCGTGTCGCTCGGCCGAAGGGGCATGTGAGGATCAGTCATGGCTTTCCACGAGGTCCGGTTCCCGGACGACATCAGCCGTGGTGCGCGCGGCGGCCCGGAACGGCGCACCCAGATCGTCGAACTCGCCTCGGGCGACGAGGAGCGCAACGCCAGCTGGGCGAACTCGCGCCGCCGCTACGACGTCGCCTACGGCATCCGCCGCGCCGACGACCTGGCGGCGGTCGTCGCCTTCTTCGAGGCGCGCAACGGGCGGCTCCACGGCTTCCGCTTCAAGGACTGGGGCGATCACAAGTCGTGCCTGCCGTCGCAGGCGCCGGCCGCAAGCGATCAGCAGATCGGGACCGGCGATGGCGCGACGACGGCTTTCCAGCTGGTGAAGCGCTACGCCTCCGGCGCGCAATCGTGGACGCGCGCCATCGCCAAGCCGATGGCAGACACCGTGCGCATCGCGCTCGGCGGGGTCGAGCAGCTTTCCGGCTGGTCGGTCGATCCCACGACCGGCGTCGTCAGCTTCAGCGCCGCGCCGGGCACTGGTGTCGCCATCACTGCGGGCTTCGAATTCGACGTACCCGTCCGCTTCGACACCGACGCGCTCGACGTGACGCTCGACCTCGAGCGGCTCGGTTCGATCACCTCCATCCCGCTTCTGGAACTGCGCCGATGAAGACCTTGGATCCCGCCCTGCATGCCCATCTCGAGGAGGGCACGACGACGCTCGCCTGGTGCTGGCGGATCACCCGTGCCGACGGCGTCACCTTCGGCTTCACCGATCATGACCGGACGCTGACTTTCGACGGGACGGACTTCGAGCCGGAGAGCGGACTCAGGGCCTCGGAGGTGCGCTCGAGCTCGGACCTGTCCGTCGATGCGCAGGATGCTGAGGGCGTGCTGACCTCCGACCGCATCACCGAGACGGACATTCTCGACGGCCGCTGGGACAATGCGGAGGTGGAGGTCTGGCGGGTGAACTGGACCGACACCGATCAGCGCATGTTGATGCGGCGCGGCGCCATCGGCCAGATCCGGCGCGGGCGGCTGGCCTTCGTCGCAGAAGTTCGATCGCTCGCGCATGTGCTCGGCCAGACGGTCGGGCGAACCTTCCAGGCGAGCTGCGATGCGGAGCTCGGCGACGCGCGCTGTAAAGTCGATCTCGAGGATCCCGCCTTCAAAGGCAGCGGTGCCGTCATCGATCTGCTGCGCGACCGCGCCTTCACCGCCTCGGGACTCGCCGCTTTTACCTCCGGCTGGTTCACCTTCGGCACGCTGGACTGGATGAGCGGCGCAAACGCGGGGCGGCGCACCGAGGTGCTGGGCCATGACGTTGCGGACGGCGTCGCGGTGCTGACGCTGCTGGAAGCGCCGGTGCGCGCGATCGCCGAGAGCGACGGCTTCACCATCCGCGCAGGCTGCGACAAGCGCATCGAGACCTGCGGGACAAAGTTCGCCAACACGGCCAACTTCCGGGGCTTTCCGCACATCCCCGGCCAGGACACGATCCTGCGCTACGCCACAAGAGACGGCGGCCACGACGGAGGGGTATTGTGATCCCCGCCGATCCCGAGCGCATCATCACCACCGCGCGCTCCTGGCTTGGCACGCCATACCACGATCAGGCGTCCCTCAAAGGCGTGGGTTGCGACTGCCTCGGGCTCGCGCGCGGGGTCTGGCGCGAGGTGGTGGGGTCCGAGCCGTTCACGTTCCCGCCCTACAGCCGCGACTGGGGCGAGACCGGTCCGCGCGAGGTGCTGGCCGCGGGCGCGCGGCGCATGATGATCGAGGCCGAACCTGCAGATGCCAGGCCAGGCGCGCTGATCCTCTTCCGAATGAAGCCCAGCGCCATCGCCAAGCATGTCGGAATCCTGACCGCGCCCGACATCTTCCTCCACGCCTATGAGCGGCTGGGCGTAATCGAAGAGCCACTCACGCAATCCTGGCGCCGGCGCATCGCCTTCGCTTTCCTCTTCCCGGACAAGATCTGATCAACCATGGCAACTCTCGTTCTCGGCGTGGCTGGCGCCGCCATCGGCGGCAGCATCGGCGGGGCCATCCTCGGCGTGAGCGCGGCGACGATTGGCGGCTTCGTCGGCTCCGCCATTGGTTCGGTCGTCGACAGCTGGATCATTTCATCGCTGGCGCCCACCCAGCGGATCGAAGGCCCGCGGCTCGACAGCTTGCGCATCACCTCGGCCACCGAGGGAGTCGTCATCCCGCGTGTCTACGGACGAATGCGGATGGGCGGCAACATCGTCTGGGCGACCGACTTCCGCGAGGAGATCAACACGACCACGCAGGGCGGCGGCAAAGGTGGCGGCGGCGGCAAGGTTAAGACCACCGAGTACCTCTACTATGCCTCCTTCGCCGTGGCAGTGTGTGAAGGTCCAATCACCGGGATCGGTCGGATCTGGGCCGATGGCAAGCTGCTTGATACCGCCGGGATCACCTGGCGCTGGTATCCGGGCGACGAGACACAGACGGCCGACCCATTCATTTCGGCCAAGATGGGCGTGGCCAGCACGCCTGCCTACCGAGGTACCGCCTACGTCGTCTTCGAGGAGCTTCCGCTCGGGAATTACGGCAACCGCCTGCCGCAGCTCTCCTTCGAAATCTTTCGTCCGCTCGCCGATCCCGACACCGCTGAGGGTTTGACGCAGGCTGTCACGATGATCCCTGCCTCCGGCGAGTTCACCTATGCGACGGAAGGCATTCGCAAGGGTAGCGGCGGCGAGCAAACGCCGGAAAACCTGAACGCGCTCTCGGACACGGCCGACCTGACCGTAGCGCTCGACCGGCTGCAGGCGATGGCGCCGGAGGTCGAAAGCGTCAGCCTGGTCGTCGCGTGGTTCGGCAACGATCTGCGTGCCGGGGAGTGCCAGATCAGCCCCGGCGTCGAATACGCGGAGAAGACCACGAGCCCGAAGACGTGGAGCGTCAACGGCGTC